AAAGGCAGATTTCGCGCTGGAGTACCCGGACGCCGACCCGGCCGACCTCAACGCCATCCGCGCCATGGGCGACGCGGCGCACGACTGGGCCGACGAGGACACGGTGCGCCTGGCCGAGTACTACCGGATCAACAAGGCGCCGGCCAAGGTCGTGCTGCTGAGCAACGGGGAGAGTGGCTACAAGGACGACCTGCTGGAGTTGCCGCCCGGCGTGACCATCAAGCAGGAGCGCGACGGATACAGGCAAACGGTGCAGTGGTTCAAGCTGACCGCGACGCAGGTGCTCGACCGCGCCGACATCCCGTGTCGCTGGATTCCGGTCTTCCCGGTCTACGGCGACGAGACCGACATCGACGGCAAGGTGTTCCGCTCGGGCCTGATCCGCAACGCCAAAGACCCGGCGCGCATGTATAACTTCTGGATGACGGCGGCGACCGAGGAGGTCGCGCTGCGCCCGAAGACCCCGTATATCGGCGCGGAAGGTCAGTTCGAGGGCCACGAGTCGGAGTGGGCTGCAGCGAACAGCAGCAGCTTCCCATTTTTGGAATACAAGCCCAAGAGCCTGGGCGGCATGCTGGCCCCGCCGCCGCAGCGCCAGCCCATGGCGGATCTGCCGTCCGGGGTGCTGGCCATGGCGATGCACGCCAGCGACGACATCAAGGCCACGACGGGCATCTTCGACGCCAGCCTTGGGGCGCGCAGCAACGAGACCAGCGGCAAAGCCATCAACGCCCGGGACCGCCAGGGCGAGACGGCAACATTTCACTACATCGACAACCTCCACACCACGCTGCGCCACGTCGGCCGCTGCATCCTGGACATGATGCCCAAGGTCTACGACGCCCGCCGCGTGCTGCAGATGATGGGTCGAGACGGCAAGGTGACAGGCGTCGAGGTCAACGTGCCACGCCATGGCGTGGATGAGCGCGGCCAGGCTGTGCAAGAGGTGCTCAACGACATGACGTCCGGCGAGTACACGTGCACCGTGTCGGCAGGCCCGAGCTACGACACCATGCGCCAGGAAGCCGTGGACGGGATGATCCAGACGGCGCAGAGCTGGCCGAAGCTGATGGATATCGCGGGCGACAAGGTCGTGCGCTCGATGGATTGGCCGATGAGCCAAGAGATCGCCGACCGTATCGAAAAAACCATCCCGACCGAGCTGCGCCAGGGCGAAGACGGCAGCGACGCCGAGCAGCCGCATAACATGGTTCAGACGCCAGATGGCCCGGTGCCGGCGGAGCAGGCCGGCCAGATGCTTGCGCAGATGCAGCATGCCATGCAGCAGACGCAGCAGGCATTGCAGGAAGCGCAGAGCGGCGTTGACCGCGAACAGATCAAGGCGCAGGCGGCCATCGAGGTCGCGCGCATCAACGCCGAAGCCAAGGGCGACGCCGAAGAGCTGAAGGGCGTCATCGCCCTGCTGTTGGCCAAGCTGCAACCGCCCCCGCTGCTGGCCGCTGACGTGGCCGGCGACCTGGCCGAAGACAACTCTCGCCCCGGTGCTGGCCCAGCATCGGAGTACGGCGCACAGGGCGATGGCCTACCGATGGGCTCAAACACCGGGCCGGAGATCGCGCAATGAGCGTGCCTGAAGACACATTTGTTCCCGCGTCGGAGCAGGGGCAGACCCCCGATACCAGCCAGGCGCCTGCACCCGCAGACGACAGCAAGACGCAACAGCAGGAGCCGCAGGCCAAGGATGGCCAGCAAGGCGAGGCCGAGACCGACGAACAGCGCCAGGAGCGCGACGAGCGGGGCCGCTACAAGGGCCTGCAGCCGCGCATCGACGAGCTGACCCGCAAGCGCCACGAGGCCGAGCGGGAAGCAGCCTACTGGCGCGGCGTGGCAACCCAGGGCAAGGCACCCCAATCGGCCGATCAGCACAGCGCTGCACCGGCTGCGCCCACCAAGCCGACCCCTGACCAGTTCGAGGATTACGCCTCATTCGTCGAGGCCCTGGCCGACTTCAAGGCCGACCAGAAAGTGGCCCAGGCCATGAGCCAGCAGCAGGCCGCAGCCGCGCGCCAGCAGCAGGCCAGCACATGGGAACAGCGCCAAGCCGCTGCCCGCACCGCCATGCCCGATTACGATGCCGTCGTGGGTGCGACCGATGCCCCCGTTGCGGCGCACGTTGCCGAGGCACTGGTGGAGAGCGAGCACGGCCCGGCGCTGGCCTACCACCTGGCCAAGCACCCCGAGGTGCTCGCACGCCTGAACAGCCTGCCGCAGCGCCAAGCTGATCGCGAACTGGGGCGCATCGAAGCGACCTTGTCCGCGCCGGCCGACGTGCCTGCAGACCATCCCGCCCGCACCACCCAAGCACCGAAGCCCGCAGCCGTGAACCTGTCCCAGGGGCGCAGTGTGGCCGACGAACCGTCCAAGATGAGCATTGACGACTACGTGGCGCACCGCTCCAAGGGGCCAAACAAGGCGCGCTGGGCACGGTAATCCATCAACCGGACGACACCAACACCTGACCCCGCTCCGGCGGGGTTTGTCGTTTCTGGAGCAACTGAACCATGACCAATACCGCAGTCACCTGTTCCATCGTGGCCAAGGAGGCATTGCCCATCCTGGCCAACATGCTGAGCTTCGCCTCGAACGTCAACCGCGATTTCGAGAGCGAGTTCACTTCAAACGTCTCGCGGGGCTACACGACCGGCCAGACGATCAACATCAAGCGCCCCCCGCGCTACACCTACCGCGCCGGCCGCGTGGCGGTGCCCCAGGCCACCACCGAAACCACCATTCCGCTGACCCTGAGCCAGGGCGGCTGTGACCTGAACTTCACCAGCCTGGAACGCACCCTGTCGTTCAACAAGCTGGAGGACAAGGTGGCCGCGGCCATGGAGCCGGTAGCGAACGAAATCGACCGCCAGGGCCTGCAACTGGCCCGCCTGTCGACGTTCAACACCATCGGCACCCCGGGCACCCTGCCGACCACGCAGGCCCTGGCGCTGGCCGCAGTGACCGGCGTGAACCAGCGCCTGGACGAGATGGGTGCGCCGCGCAAGGACAAGCGCCGGGCCTTCATCATGAACCCGGCCCTGAATGGCGCGACCTTGCAGGGCTTCGCCGGCATGTTCAACGGCCAGCAGACCCTGACCAAGCAGTTCGAGTCGGGCGTGATGGTCGACAGCCTGGGCCTGGCCTACGCGATGGGTCAGAACGTGGATGTGCACACCAACGGCACCCAGGCCGTGACCGGGACCGCCGTCGCGGCCGGCCTGTCGGGATCGTCCATCGCCTGCGCCGCCCTGACTGGAACGATCACGCGCGGCACGAAGATCAGCTTCCCCGGCGTGTTCGCGGTCAACCCGCAGAGCCGCCAGAGCACCGGCACGCTGGCTCAGTTCGTGGTCACCGCCGACCTTCTGGCCGGCGCCACCGCGCTGCCGATCAGCCCGGCCCTGACGCCTTCCGGCGCCTTCCAGAACGTGAGCAACGCCACCACGGCCGCGAACTTCACGATTTTCGGCACCGCCTCTGGCGCCTACAACGCCAACGTCGCCTACCACAAGGACGCCTTCACCCTGGCCATGGTGCCGATGTGGGCACCCCCTGGCGGCAAGGGCGTCATCGACGTGGCGCAGGAGACGTACAAGGGCTTCACCATCAAGGTGACGGAGTTCTACGACGGCATCAATGATAATAGTATAATGCGCCTCGACGTTCTGTTTGGGTGGGCCGCCTGTTACCCGGAATTGGCCTGCCTGTACGCGACCTAAGCAGCTGGCCGGGTGATGCGTTCATTTCCTGCTTGCGGGGTGCAGCCGGGCCTTGGCTTCGGCGTAAGCCGCAGCAGCCTCCTCGATATCCTTGTAGTACCCGAGGTGGATCTGTTTCCTGTCGCAGGTGATCTGAACGCGCCACCTGTTCGTTTTCGCAAACCAGAACAGGCCCGGGCGACCGGACTTGTTCCTGCGGGTCGCTCCAGCGGGGTTCTGCTTGTTGACGATCCCGCCGACGCAAAGCCTGAGATTGGCGATTCTGTTGTCGAGTCGGTCGCAGTTGATGTGATCGATTTCGGCGGCAGGCCACTCGCCATGCACGTACAGCCACGCCAGACGGTGCGCCTTGTGCATTCGGTAGTCAATGCCGATTCTCCAGTAACCGTCCCTGTCTTTGCCTCCCGGTGTGGAGTTTCTCCCGGAGCCAGTCGAGTTCCAGCGGAAAACGCCAGTATCCGGGGCGTAAGACAAAACTTCGCGCAGTCGTTCGGCAGTCAGCATAATGGCCTCGTGTTCTGTGACGGCCTTAGTATAACGGTATATCGGATTGGAGTTCCATCATGATCCTTCTCGGCAAGTCCTACGCCGGCTATGCAGCCGGAACCATCGTCCAACTCGCCACCCAGGAAGAAGCCGCACTCGTGGCCCAGGGCCTGGCCAGCACGAGCGCCGGCCCGGTCACGCCCGGCGCCGTCACCACGACCAAGACCATGGGCCGCGTCGGCATCGCTGCCGCCGGCACGTCGGTGGTTGTCACCAATGCCGCGTTCACCACGGAAAGCCGCTTCCTGGCCTACCTGAGCAACGCGGCGGCCGACACCACGGCCACCAGCATCACGCGCATCACGCCGGCTGCTGGCTCGGTGACATTCACCCTGAACGCCGCCGCGACTGCCGCTGTCGCCATCGACTGGGTGCTGCTCACCGTCTCGGGCGAACTGCCGCCGAACTGATGAACCCGGGCGGTGCAGGCACAGCGCCGGCCGCCCACACGATCAGACCCATGGACTTCCCCCACTGGTTCCAGCCCAGGCGCGACGTCGGCGCCATCCTCGTGACATCACAGGCCGAGCTTGACGCCCTGATCGCCTCGGGCTGGCCTGACGTGCAGTGCC